ACCACGATCCAGTACGCAGCCATCGGCGGCGCGGTCATGGTCGCCGGCGGCGTGATCTACACACTCATCCAGAGGCTGAAGAAATGACCACGGAACAAGCGTCGATCCTGCTCTTCGTCACGCTGCTGGCAGCGTTCGCAAGCGGCTGCTCCATCGGAATTACCTACGCCCGCAACAACCCCAAGAAGAAGGCCCGCCATGCTCGCTGACGCTTCCTCGTTCCTCGGCTCCCTCTGGTTCGCGCTGCTGCTCGGCTGCATCGGCGTCGGCTTCGGGTTCTGGTACTGCCGGAAGTCGAAGTGAGGGGATGGCCCTGCTGCTGCGGAGACGGCGCGCCGTGCGTCGGCGACAGCTGTTGCGCGTCCTGCGCCGGCGAGAACTGCTGCGTCATCGCCGACCAGTACGTCATCGACATCGGCACCGTGTCTTGCGACTGCTGGACGTGGGGCGACTACGAGGTCAGCGCGCCAGGAAATCGGTGGTGTTTCAACGGCACGCCCGGCCCGAACAATCCTTGCCCAGGGGACGGATGGTTGCAGATCAATGACTGCCCCTGGCAATGGACGCTGAAGAACGGCAACTGCGAAGCCGGCCCTTGGTTGCAGCACGTCCTGGCGCAATGCGACGAGAGCGGCGTGGCGTGCCCGGATTCCACGCGGAACGACTACAGCTGGAACTGGCCGACGGGCACGGTGACGGCACAGTTCCCGATGGACCTCGTCGCCAACCCGCTGGATCCGACGGGCCAGTGCAGCGTCGTGCTACCGAACGAGAGCGGGACCATCACCTATACGGCGTACACGGGCGCCACGAACGCGGCTGCAAACAACGCCGTGATCTGCTACCCGTACCCGGAGCAGGATCCGGACGATGGATTCAATGACACGCCACCTTACGCGGCGCCCGTGTTTGTCCAGGGCAGCTTCAAGGCGTGCCAGCCGCACCCGTGCGCGGAGTGGGCGCCGAACGAATTCACCGTCGAGCAGATGTGCGAGCCGTGCACGGAAAGATGGGATGTTCTGACGGTCGCTTATTTCATCCGCAACGAGCACCAGGTGCAGGACAACCGTGGCCAAGACCTGTGGTGTGACTCAAGTGCGCCGAATGCCGTCTGCTGGACCTACGACACCTGGACCGCGCTGGTGCGCTACGTCCGCAAGCCTGTCTGCCCGGAGTCCGGTGCCCGGTCCATTGTCGGCAGCTACCAGTTTGCGTGCGCCGAGGTCTACCTGCCGACCACCAGCGTGTTCGCCGTCACCGGCGTGAACGGCCAGCTTGAGCACCAGGCGGGCATCGGACGCCGGCTTCAGTACGTCGTGCTGCCCGGCAACTGCGGCGACTCGCGGTGCATCCATCAGTTCCCGTACGACACCGCCTGCCCAGGCGGCTTCTACACCAGCGGCAACAAGGCCAAGATCTGCGGCCCGGTGGTGAGCGGCTACGGCTGGACGTTCCCTTCGACGGTGACGATCAACTATGCACCGTGACCCGGAAGCCATGTTCAGGCAGCACCTCGCGCGCCAGACCCGGCGAGAGCCCGGCCTCGGCGACGTGGTCGCCGGCGCTGCGAAAGCCGTCGGCATCAAGCCGAAGCCGGGCTGCGGCTGCCATCGCCGCCAGCGAGCTATGAACCGCGCGACGCCTTCTTGGCTACGGCGGCTGCTTGGGCGGCTTGCTCGGCTTTCACGGCCTGCTTGAGGCGCTCCTCGTCCCGCTTCTTCCACGCGGCGAGCATCCCCCGCGTGACCCCATCGCGGACGATGAGGTAGAGCAGCAGAATGCCGCACGGCCAAGCGGCCACCTCGAGGCAGGCTTGGGTGTCGGACGTGTCGCGCTGCGCCAGCAGCAGGACTGCATTCAGCATCTTTGGTTCCTCCGGATAAATATGTAGCACCCCCGCAACATTGATGCTACAGTGTAAACACCCCTAGACGCGACCTTTGCGCGGGCGGCCGACCGGGCGGACCTGACCGAGCGCCTTCACCTGGGCGCGCGTCCACAAGTAGTTGCTCCCGATCCGCCGTTCCGCCTTGATTCCTTTCACCGACGCACGGTGGAGCAGCGTTCGCACGGCGATGCCAAGCTCGTGCGCCGCCTCCGCCGTGCTCAACAGATCTGGCATCGTCGTAAAGTAGCAAACTTCCTTGGTGGGCCGGCGTGGACGAATCAATTCGACGATGGGAGGAGCGCATGGAGGCGCTGGACTATTCGACCGTTCACAGGTCGAAAGCCGCGCAAACCGTGCGCGCGCTGTGGCTTGCGCACGGCGTCACCCAGCCGGCCGACATCACGGGGCCGATGGTCGAATCGTTCCTGGACAGCCAGCCCAGCGCCAAGACCGCCGCCAACAAGCGCAGCCACATCGGGGCCTACCTGGACTGGTGCCTCGCCCACGGGCTGGTCCAGCTCAACGTCGCGAAGGCCGTGCGGTCACGCCGCCCGCGCCCAGGCAAGGGTGCCGACGTTCTGCGCCCCGAGCAGCTGGCGGCGGTGCTGCGCCGGCTGGAGGTCCACGGCCGCCCGGACGGCCGATCCACCGCGATCTACCGCTCGGCCGTCTACCGCTTCCTGTGGGCGACGATGCTGCGCGTTTCGGAAGCCTGGGCGCTGACGTGGCCTGACATCGACCAGGACAACCGGGTGCTTCTTATGCCCGTTGAGAAGGCCCGCCGGGCGGCCGTTCTGCCGCTGTCCGACGATGCCATGGCAGCGCTGGCCGTTGCCCGGACCTTTGGGGACGGGGACCGGATCTTCCCGGTGCAAGTCAGCCACCACACGCTGCGCAAGGACTTCGAGGCCGCCGGCGTCGCCGGGCGTGGCGCGTTCCACCGGCTGCGCAAGGGCGGGATCACCGCCTGCGTCGAAGCAGGCGTTCCCTTGGCTGACTTGGCCAAGCTCTCACGCCATGCGAACGTAAGTGTGCTCGTCCAGAGCTACTACGTCCCGGCGGACCCGACGCTGCGCAAGGCGCAGGCCGCCCTGCGTCTTGGAGCTGCGTAAAAATATGTGAGGAAGGATCCTTCCATTTCCCGATGGGGCGCTATAACACGCACCATCGGGCGCTGGAAGTGAATGGAGCCGAGGGGAGTCGAACCCCCGGCAGGCGCCCCCAAAGACAGGGGAGATTCGCATGCCACAGGTTACTGACCTCACGCTACAGCCGAGCGCGACGGGCGCGCTCACGCCCACGCAGCGGGCGACCGCGAACATGGAGCTGGTCCGGGTGCTCGCGCCCGTCGTGAAGAAGTCGCACGTCGTGAAGATCCAAGGGAAGGAGTACCTCCAGGTCGCCGGCTGCCAGGCCATCGGGTCTGGCCTCGGCTACACGACCGGGACGCTGTCGGTGCAGTTCATCGAGGAGCAGGGCGGGCTGCCGGCGCGCTGGGAGGCGACCGTCGGCGTCTACGACTGCATGACGGGCATGATGGTCGCCAAGGGCACGTCGGCCGTCTTCCTGGACGAGCCGCGCTGGCGCAAGGCGGACCATTTCGCCTGCATGGGAATGGCACAAACCCGCGCCACCGGGCGCGCGCTGAAGGGCGTGATGGGATGGGCGTTCTCGCTGATCGGCGTCGAGGGGTCGTTCGCCGAGGAGATGCCCGTAGACGGGCCTACGACGGCTCAGGACGCGCCCGCGCCCGCGAAGGCTCTGCCAGCACCATCCAAGGCGTCGAAGCCCGCAGGAGGCAAGCAGGCGTCTGCGCCGGCCTTTCAGGAGATTCGCGGCGTTTGTACAGGAGTGCAACCAAAGACCAGCAAGTCCAGCAAGGAGTACTACCGAGTCGGCATCGAGGCCGGCGAAGGCGTCGAGTGGTTCACGTCGTTCAAGCCCGTGAAGTTTGACGCCGGCGCCAAGATCGTGCTGCAACTGGAGCCCTACGGAGACAGCGTGATCGTTCACGACGGGTGGGTCGATCCGGCGGGAGAGGAGGTGCCGTTCTAATGGCTCACTTTCTCGTAGTTGTTCGACCAGATGACGGCCACCAGGGTTCGGTCACGGCGTTCAACATGAACGACGTGCACCGCCTCTTTATGGTTGCCGGCGAGACGGATCTGTCCGTCACGGTGCGTGACGTCATGGAGCCGGCCGAAGAGCCCGACTACATCCTGGCCGAGCAGTTCGTGGTTTGCCAAGAAAGCGAAGTGCTGCTTGAGATGAAGTCCAAGTTGCTGGACTTGGAATGGCAATACAAGTGCCGGAAGGAGGCCAAGGATGGCCAAGCTCTATCCGAGTGACATCTGGCGGCTGGGCGATTCCCTCGACCCGCTTGAGAAGCTGGTGGCGCTGGCGCTCCTGGACTACGGCGACCGGATCTACCCGTCCCAGGCGCACGTCGCCATCAAGACGGGGCTGTCGCTGGCCACGGTCAAGCGGGTCATGCGGAGCCTCCGGGCGAAGCTCGTCATCTCGGTCAAGCGCAACCGGAAGGGGCTGTCCTACGCCTTCGTGATGGCTCAGCCTGACACCAGTGATGGTGTCACACAGACACCACAAAAGTGTCAGCCTGACACCGGATTGGTGTCACACAGAGCTACTAACCCTCCTAAGAACCCTCTTACCAACCATTGCGCGGCTGACGCCGCAGGGGTGGGGTGGGAGGTTCCTGAGGACGTACAGGGACGGATCCGCATCCGTGACCCACGCGCCGACGTGGAGGCCCAGCGCCGGGTCTGCGCGAAGGTGATGGTCCAGCATGGCCTGACCGAGGACGAGGCGCGTCGCTCTTGGCGCGACCTCTGCCTGGGTTGGGCTCGCACGGGCAGGGCGGCCTACGACATCCTCAACGAACAGGTCCAGCAGCTCGCCGGGGCTCGGGACGTTCGCGCCGTTCTCCTGCACCGGCTGAAGGGGGTGGCGGCATGAGCTGGCTAGCGGAGCGCAAGACGGCGATCAAACGCCAGGAGGATCGCGACCGTGCGTGGCACGACGCGAACCGTGCGGCGCTGCCCGAGCGTGCAAACCAGATCCTGGACGCGCTGTGGCGAACCATCGGGGTGCAAGAGCGGTGCATGGAACTGCTCACCAAGGAGCTGAACGAGGCCCGTGGGGGCAAGAACCCAGACGCGAAGCACGACCGGCCCGAGGAGGTCGTGGTGGTCAAGGTCGGCAGGCACAGGGTGCGGGAGATCAAGCGATGAACAGCCGAGCAAAGGGCTCGCGTGGCGAGCTGGAGGCAGCTCGGGTGCTAACAGAGTGCACGGGCGTCGAGTGGCGTCGCACGGCCCAGCGCTGGGGCAAGGCCAAGGCGGACCTCGAGCCCGTCCAGGGCGATTCTGCCCTGCACGTCGAGGTCAAGGTGCGAGGCCACCGGCTCACGCACTGGCAGCGCAGGGCAGAGAAGCAGGTGCTGAGCATCACGAACGACGGGATGCTCTTCTGCCTGCTTTCGAACCTGCACCGCGTGAGGGAGCAGACCGTCCTCCCCGAGCGTGCGCCTCAGTGCAAGGCCGTAGAGGGGTTCATGGAGCAGGCCATCCGGGACGCCGACGATGGCAAGATCCCGGTCGTGGTGTGCAGGCAGGACCATGGCCCGTGGCTGATCGCGTGGCGCAACCAGGACGATGACGCCTTCTGCGAGGCCGTGCGTGGCGCTGCGTAGATGGCGATTCAAGGGCAGCCTGGGCGAGCCGTTCAGGCTCGAAGCGCCCAAGCCCGTGCGCAACTGGCGCAGGCAGAAGCATTACCGCCAGGTGAACCTGCAATGTGCCAACTGCGGTGCGGTGGGTGAGCTGGAAACGGATCACGTCGTGCCGCTGCATCGAGGTGGCAAGGACGATTGGACCAACCTGCAAAGCCTGTGCAAGGAATGCCATGCAGCGAAGACTGCGCGCGAAGCAGGCGAACGAGCAGGGTGAAGCAACTGCTTCACCCCCCCCTTCGGGGCCGAGCCCCCCTCGGACCGTTGGGGACCGCGTTGGGGGAACCGTCAAAACCGACCGACGGCGTAAGCACCGCCCAAAGCCGCCTTTATGCGCGCAGCAGGCGGACGCCTACGCGGAGGCGGTCCTGGACGGCTCCACGACGGCCAACGCCCGGATCCGCGACGCCTGCCGCCGCTACCTGGCCGAGCGGGCCGACCCGGCGGCGCACGCGGTCTGGTGGGACGAGCAGCGGGCCGAGGAGGCGCGCGCCTTCGCGCTGAAGTGTGGGCAGGGCGCCGAGGCCGGGGCGGGGCAACCGCTCGTCTGGATGCCCTGGCAGTGCATGGTGGCGATGGTCCTGCTCGCCAGGCGGCGCGTGATCGACGGCCGGCGCTCGGACACGCCCGCGACGAAGGCGCTGCTGCTGGCGGTCGCACGCGGCAACGGTAAGACCGAGTTCGCGGCGAGCCTGCTGATGGCCGCGATGCGCGACCCCGGCAGCCGGCTGGAGTTCTGCTCGGTGGCCCCGGACGGCCGGCTCGCCCAGAAGACCTTTGAGCGGATGCAGACCATGTGCGGCACGCTCGCGGGCGACGTGGCCGACAAGGACGAGGACAGCTGGAAGGCGACGGGCGGGTCGACGCCTGCGCACCCCGGCCGCGTGCGCCACGGCGGGAATCGGTACATCTCGCTGCCCTGCACGGACAAGGCGCTCGACGGCCTGACGGCGCGCCTGGTCATCGCCGACGAGGTCGCCCGCATGGACAAGGCGTTCGGCCGGCTCCTGACGGGCCTCGCCAAGTTCGCCACCAGCCAGCTGCTCGCCATCACGACGCCAGACCCGGAGCAGAAGACCCGCCCCATCTGGGGTTACTGGGACCAGCTCGAGCGCGCCATTGCCGACGGCAGCCCGTACCCGGCCGGCTGGTGGCCGATGCTCTACGGCCTCGAGCAGGATGACCAGGCGGCGGACCCGTCGGCGTGGGGCAAGGCCCACCCCGGACTTGGCACGATCATCGACCCGACGCAGCTCGAGCTCTCGGCGCGGACCATGCTCCAGTCGGGCGACCCCGAGCAGATCGCGGAGTTCGAGACGCAGCTCGCCTGCCGTTACCACGAGATCGCCACGACCGACGTGGACCTTTCGGTGCTCGAGCGGCAGATGCAGCCCTGCGACTGGTCCCGCCTCCAGGGCGCGCCGGCCGTCATCGGCCTGGACCTGTCCCGAGGCGGCTACGGCCCGCAGCTGGACCTCACCACCATGTGCCTGATGGTCGTGGACGGGCCGCAGCTGCGCGCCCGGAACGTCTCCTGGTGGGCCGGGCTCGACATGGCCCTGGACGAGAAGCGGTGCCGCAACCCCCTCGGGCAGTGGTGCGAGCAGGGGTTCCTGCGCCGGATGCCCGGCGAGTACCACGACATGACCGTCGTGGAAGCGGAGATCGAGGCGCTGATGGCCCGGTACGACATCCGCAAGATCGGCGTGGACCCGCACCCAAGCCAGGCGCGCGACATCAAGCGCTGGCAGGACCGAGGCTGGCCCATTGTCCCGGTCGATCAGTCAATCCGCACCATGGCCCCGGCGTGGAAGCTCTGGGGCGACCTCCTCAAGAGCCGGCAGCTCTGCTACGAGGACGATCCGGTCCTGCGGGCGGCGCTCAACGCCGTGCGGCTGGTGAAGGACAACGTGGGCAACATCCGCCCGGTGAAGGGGCGCAGCTCGGGGAACACCGACGCCGTGGTCGCCGGCAACATGGCCGCGATCCTGATGGAGCACCACCAGGTGCGCGAGGCGAGCGGCATTGCCAACAGCGCCTGCCCCATCGGGTGATCGTGCCACTCTCTTGAAATCCGCTTGACATCTCGGGGCACATTCGTTCCATGCGGGCGTGCCTTCGTGGTTCTCCAGGATCTTCGCCGTCAAACCCACCGTCGTGGTGTGGCAGAACGGCACCACCGCCAGCAACGTCTCGCCGGCGACCCTGCCGGCCGTCGTGCGCGCGGTGCAGCTCCTGGCCTCGGACATCGCCCGCCTGCCGGTGCGCGTCGAGCGCGCCGACGGCAGCGTCATCGACGGCCACCCGGTCGCCCAGCTCCTGAGCCGAGACGCCAGCCGCTGGCAGTCCGGCTTCGACTTCCGCCGCTTCGTCACGGGCTGCGCGCTCACCTCCGGGAATGGGCTGGCCCTGATCAGGCGGGCAAACGACGGAACTGTCGCCGAGCTCCAGCCCATCCCGGACGGTGCTGCCACGGCGCAGTTCACCGACGAGGGCGTCGAGTACCGCATCAAGGACGTGAAGCTCGCCGCCGACCAGGTGGTGCACATCGGCGCCTACCCGGATCTCGACTTCCCGGCGTGGTTCGTCTCCCCGCTCGACGCCTGCGCGCCGGCCATGCAGCTCGCGGCCGACCAGGACGCTGCGCACTCCGCGCTCGTCAAGACGGGCAGCACGGGCAAGATCAGCCTCAGCCATCCCGGCGCCATGAGCGACCAGGCGGTGCAGGCGATCCGCGACGCCTGGCAGACCATGCACGCGCAACCGGACGGCGCCAGCCGCCCGCTGATCCTGCGCGAGGGGATGAAGGCCGAGCGGATCAGCCAGGAGACTTCGACCTCCAACCTGGAGAGCCGCCGGTTCTCGGTGCAGGAGATCGCCCGCGCCTTCGGCATCCCGCCCGAGATGCTGTTCCAGCAGGGCGGCGGCGCGCTCGCCTCGCAGTCCGAGACGGCCCGCGCGTACGTCGATGGCGGCCTCTCGCTGTGGGCCTCCGTCTGGAGCGCGGAGATCGAGCGCAAGCTCCTCCAGCCCGGCGAGTACCTCCGCTTCGACACCGACGTGCTCCTGCGGGGCAACCTCCGCGACGCCGGCATGGCGTTCTCGAAGCTCGTCCTGGCGGGCGTGATGAGCCCCAACGACGCCCGCCGCCGGCTGGGCCTGTACCCAATCGACGGCCTGGACGAGCCGAAGGTGTCGATGCCCGGCGGCGCAGCGGCCGCCACGGGACCGGACAACGCAGGGGAGGACAACCCCGATGCTTGAGGTCCGCACCACGTCGTTCGAGCGCGACGGCAACCGCCTGACCGGCTACGCGGCGGTCTACGACGCCCCGAGCCACCCGCTCGTCGTGCGCAGCGTCAACGGCGGGAAGCCGTTCACCGAGCGCGTGGCGCGCGGCGCGTTCGACCAGAGCCTTCGCGGGAACATCTCGCTGCTGGTCGGCCATGACCGGCGCGAGCTGCTCGCGAACACGAAGAGCCAGCGCCTAAAGCTCGCGTCGGACGAGCGCGGCCTGGCCTTCGATGTCCAACTGCCGGATACCCAGCGGGCGAAGGACGTGTACGCCCTGGTCGATTCCGGCGTCCTTTCCGAGATGTCTTTCGGCTTCGTAGTCCGCTCGGACGCCTGGAAGGGCTCCGAGCGCACCCTCACGCAGGTGGACCTGCGCGAGGTTTCCATCGTCGAATCAGGCGCCTACCCGCAGACAAGCGCCGAAGCACGCACCTACAGCCCCGCGCTCGCGAGGCTTCGTCTGCGTTTGAGGGCACTCACATGAAGACCACCGACCTGTTCAAGAAGCGCGCAAACCTCATCGAGCAGCGCGATGCGCTGTCCAAGGAACTGAACGATCTCCTCGCCAGCGAGCAGCTGACCGCCGAGCAGGAGGCCCGTGGCTCCGAGCTCATGGACAAGCTGGAGCCGCTCAAGCGGGACATCGAGGAGATGCAGAAGCACATCGGTGCCTCGCAGCTCCGCGAGCGGTTCGCGTCCTACGCGGCCGTCGAGAAGGCCACCCAGGAGAACGAGAAGCGCTCCTCGGAGTGGACGGCCTCGGGCGAGTACCGCGAGCAGTTCATCGACTGGTGCCGTGGCGGGCGCGCGCCCGAGACGCGCGGCCTGGCTGAGTTCCGCGACATCACGACCTCGAGCTCGTCGGGCGTCCTCGTCCCGAAGATCTACGAGTCCGGCATCCTGAAGTACCTCGACCGCAACACGGTCGTGCGCAACCTCGCCGACCTCCGCACGGGCGTCAAGGGCAGCGTGACCGTGCGCCGCAACAACCTCGAGACGGACGCGGCCGTGAGCGCCTTCTGGACCACCGAGGCCAGCAAGACGCAGACGGCCTACGACGCGACCCACGCCGAGATCAACCTCAACCCCGTCGGCGGCCTGCCGAAGTCGGAGCTCACCCAGTGGGTGGTCCGGCAGTCGGACTTCGACATCGAGGCCGAGGTGATCTCGCACCTCCAGAAGATGATCGCGCGCGGCATCGAGTCGGGCTACACGGTCGGAAGCGGCAGCAACCAGCCCACGGGCCTGTTCCTGAACGATTCGGACTACAAGGCCGTCGCGGTGAGCGCGGCCCACGGTTCCGGCACGGGCTGGGACAACGCCTTCACGGTGGACCGCCTCACGCAGCTGCGCTACCAGCAGCTGCCCGCCGAGTACTGGTCGAGCGCCGTCTGGGTGATGAGCCAGGACGCCTACTTCCGCATCGCCAGCCTGAAGGTGGACACCAGCGCCAGCAACGTCCCGCTCTTCATCCCGAGCTCGGACGCGGGCATCATGGACCAGGCGCCGATGATGCTGATGGGCCGCCCGGTGTACATCGCGCCCTACGCGCCCGGCCGGCAGACGGCGGCGGTGACCAACAGCATCCCGCTGATGTTCGCCAACGTCGGCGAGGCGTTCGCCATCCGCGAGTGGGGCGGCATCTCGATGTTCCGGGATGACGTGACCACCCCCGGCCTCGTGAAGTTCCAGGGCATGGTGTTCGTGAACAGCAAGGTGGTCCGCCCGAAGGCGGTCGCCGCGCTGCGCATCACCCTGACCTGACGCAAACCCCCGGAAGCGCAAGGGGGCGGGCACTCTCCCCGCCCGCCCCCTCTGCGTCCAGGAGGAAGAATGCCGATCACGCTGTCCACGATCAAGGATGCGGCGCGCGTCTACCACACGGGCGACGATGCGTACCTCCAGATCGCCTACGACGCGACGGTGCGCGAGCTCGAGGAGCGCACCGGCTGGTGCCTGGACCCGGTCACGCGCACGCAGTACGTCGCCGAGGAGCCGACGGGCATCACGAAGCTCGTCCGCCTGGAGCGGCAGCCGGTCACGGTCTGCACCTGCACGAACGCAAACCAGCAGGTGGTCGGGCTTGGCCTCGTCACCATCAACGGGATCCAGTACGCCGACCTCGACGTGGCGGACCTGGAGTACCCGCTCGTCCTGACGATGACGGCCGGGAACAACACGCTGCACCCGCTCCTCCAGATGGCGGTGCTCCAGCGCGTGACGCAGCTCAACGCCGCGCGCGGGGATGACACCGTGCCGCTGAAGACCGACTACTGGGACAACATCTGCGCCATGATGGGCAAGGGGATCGGCTGATGGCCCACGTCCCCCACGGCATGATGCGGCTCGTCGCGGCGGTGCAGAACCCGACGCAGTCCACCGACGCGCTCGGCCAGGCCACCGAGACGTGGGCGACCGTGTCCGGGCTGTCCGCGCTTCCCGTCTACATCGAGCAGATGGACACCACCGAGACGGTGGACGATGGCGGCCCGGCCATCCAGACCTCCTACCGGATCCTCTGCCCGTGGACGGCCTCGGTCACCACGCGCAGCCGGTTCCTGTGGACCGACAACGGCACGCAGCGGACGCTCAACGTGCGCAGCTGCACGGACAAGGACCAGCGCCGGCGGACGCTCGAGGTCGAGGCCGTGGAGGTCGTGCTGTGAGCTCAGCCCTGAAGATCACCGTGGACAGCAAGGAGCTTCGCCAGACGCTGGAGCGCCTGCCGGCCAACCTGAACGAGCGCGTGCGCAAGAAGGGCGCCCGCAAGGCGCTGGCGCCGCTCACGAAGGAGATGGCCGCCTTGTGGCGCTCGGCGAACTATCGGGGCAGGAAGGCCACGCACCGCCGGGCCATTGCCAGCGCCACACAACTGGACATCCGACGGATGGGCGGGGACGCCACGGCGCCGCTCAGGTGCCGCATTGGAGTTCGCTACGGCGCCAAGGGCGGCGCGCGCGCCAAGGGCCGCCAGCGCGTCTACCACCTGCTCGAGCTTGGCTTCCGCCACAAAACCGCCGGCAAGCGCATCATGGGCGCCTACCGCAGCTTCACCTGGGCGATGCGCACCGTGACCAGGGCGTCGAACGCCGTCGCCGCCGAGACGCTCGCCGAGGCCAAGCGCCTGCTGGGGGGCCGCCCATGAGCCTAGAAACGGTCTGCAAGGCCGTCCAGTACCACCTCGACCAGGCCACGACCAACCCCGTGAGCGTCGGGATGCGCCGCCCCACGACGCAGACGCCGGCCATCGTCTGGGAGATCAGCGCCGCCCAGGCGTCGCGCGCGATGCCGGGCACCGACCAGAGCCTCTGGCTGGTCACCGTTGAGGTCAACATCTACGGCGACACCACGCTCGCCGTCGCCCAGGAGGCCGACAAGATCTGCGCCCAGCTCAACGGCGTCGAGACGCAGGCCGGCACCGCAAACATCGTCTGCACGGACGCGAGCGTCGCGTTCCGCACCGAATCGCAGGCCGACGGCTCGGAAGGCGACGAGCGCGTCTGCACCCTGACCCTCTCGCTCCAAGGAATCTGACCCATGGCACTCATCACCGGCTACGGCGGCACCCTGACCTTCAGCGGCACCACGGTGGTGGCCGTGCGCAGCTTCACCATGAACTTCGAGCGCGCAAGCCTCGACGTGACCACCATCGCGGACTTCCGCGAGCGTCGCATCCCAGGCCGCGTGCGGCGCTTCGGCACCTGCACCCTGTACCGCCAGGACGGCAACAACGACAACACCCTCCGAAGCCACCTGATGCCCGTGGACGTGGCCGGCACGGTGTCCGCCGTGCTGACCCTGAAGTACACCGACCAGGGCACCATCGCCTACGACGAGTACGGCACCGGCACCGGGAACATCAACGTTCAGGTCACCTCCGCGTCGTTCACGGATGACGGCACCGGCCCGGCCATGTGGGAGCTCTCCTGGGAGGAGCAGTGACCCTTGCCGATTGACCTCCACAAGGTCGCCGCACGGACCCGCTCGGTTGACATCCCCGAGCTCGGCCTGCTCACGTTCCGCGAACCCACGCTCGCGGACGTGCAGCAGGCTTCGCACAACCCGTTCTGGTGGGTGGCCTGCATCACCTGCCAGGACGGCTCGGCGTTCCTCCAGAACCCGCAGGACGCCGGGAAGATCCGGGCGGACATCGCCGGGCGCCTCCTGGAGGAGGTGAACCGCCAACGCCCTACGGACGCGCCGAGCG